ATTATAATGAGTTGATGGACATGGAGATTTGAATACGAACTCTTGTTCTTCAATTGGAAGAAGTGGATTATTAGAATATCCAGTAATTGTATGAGGTTGTCCAGAACCAGGATGAATCCAATTAATATATGCGATTACTGGTGACGATTTAAACAATTTAATTGGAATATGTTTTGTAGCCATATAATCTCCTGGATTAGTAATAACCATTTACTTATATTTGTAATATAACTCAAAATAAAAAAAAGTACTAATTTTTATTAGTACTTTTTTAAAATTTTTTTAATTTTATTTCAATTACTGGTTATCCCACCATCCATCAGTATTCCATGCGTTTTCCTTATTTCCTTTTTGTTGTGTAGTTGGATTAAATGCAACATCATCTGCAGCTTCTCTTGCACTCTCGGACATATCAAACAAATCAGGATCACTTGTATTAGTTTTACACGCATTGTCAATGTCACTCATCTCAGCAGCCATACCATATTCATCTGAAACTGTAATTTGATTATCTTTCATTAGTTTCAATGTTAATGTCCAATATGATGTTCCTTGCAATGATGTATATCGATTCTTTACATAAGTAATTTCAAAATATAATCCAGTAGGCTTCATTTTAATGAAATCACCTATCTGAGGTTGAATAGATTCAAATTGTACTCCTTCTTGTTGTTGAAAATCCTGTTCTAAACCAGGAACATTTTCTGGAGTAACAACTCCTGCATATGTACTAGCAGTTTTAAAATGCCTCTTTGCTACATCAATTGTATATGCAGAGTCACTGAACCAACCAAACATATTTGATGAATAGTCTGGTTCTGGCATTTCATCTGTGAAGAACATAAAATCGAATTTTCTTAAAAATTGAGGATTACCATCTTCCCCAAAAAATGTGTCATAATTAGTATCGTATGATGTTACAAAATAAGATCCTATCATTCCTCGTTGGTTTACAAATTCTGCATTTAAATGATCTAATAATTCTCGTTCCATATTATACTCAGATTGACCTTTGTATAAATAATTCAAAACTGGATTGTCAGTACCTCTACCTTGAAGTGCATCATTAATTGGAATAGTTTTTAAATAATACTTACTATTTGGATCATATGCGGCAATGATTTGGTATCTTACCTGACCAAATGGTTTAACCTGTCCGCCTTCACTAACCCTAGTTTTTGTTTTATTACTTCCCATTTTTTATTCACTCCATTTGTATAGGAAGTTTTGAATTGTGTTATTGATTTTTGTTTGCGCCCAACTTAATTCAAAATCAGAATCTTTTAAAACAATTGATGAGTTTAAATATTCATATGCAATTACAGGAAAAATTGGTCCTTGTGGAGTTGATACTCCAACAGTACCGATAATAGCATATCCATATATTGTACAATTTAAACTTGCCCAAGTAATTTTCATATCATTTGAATCAGTTTTGAAAACTGTAATAGTATCATCTGAAGTTACAACTGGTGTACCTGGAAGTGATTTTGTATTTGGAACATAATTACCTCCAGCTGGAACTTCAATAGTTTTTATATTATTTCTATAATTAAGTGAAGGATCTGGAGTTACTCCAATTGGGCCATACCAATCATAAGAAGGTAAATTATTAATTTCATCAAATGTTAGAGATTTTAATAATACAACTGTAAGAGGTTGGTTTACACCTGCATAGTTTATTATTGAATTAAACATATGATTTTTTACTTTTGTTGGAAATTGAACGTTAGTACTACTCATAGGTTATGTCCTTTCATTTTTATTTTATTTATTAAATGAAAAGAGGTTCCTTTAAAAGAACCTCTTAATTTTAGAGTTATATTACTTATTAAAAATCATAATCAATATCATCTAAATCTTCAAGATCTTCATCTTCAAAATCAGATGCAAAATTATTTCTTTTTAATGATCCACTAAGTTTACGTTTTCTAGTCTTTTGAGAAGCAACCAATTCAGCCATATCTTTCATATCATCAAGAACATCAAGTAATTCTTCGAAATCAAATCCTGGATTTAAAGATACTGGACCAAGAATAAACAGTTTGAACATTTTATAAAGTTCCTCTGAATTTTTGAATCCCGTTGGTTGTTGTTGTTGTTGAATAGGACGATTACGTCTATCACCTGGTCTTCTATTCATAATATCATGAGACATTGGATTTTGCAAAGGACGTTGTGCAGGACGTGAAGGAGCTACTTGTCTTCGAGGTTGAGGATCATAATTCATCCCAGCTGATCTTTCCATTTCTTCTTCAACATATCCAATATCATAATCGTCTCCAGCAGTCGCCCATGATCCATATCCATTCAAATCTGATGGTAACATACCTTCAAAGTTTTCAGGTACTCCATCGTATGACTCTTCAACAAAAGAATCATCAGATAAAAAATCCATAATTCCATCATCATTTGTTTTAGTATCTAAACGTTCTCCACTTGGTAGTGGTTTAATTTTGTTTTCAACACTCATTTTATTTCTCCTTCTATAAGTGAATTTTAAATATACTCAATTCTAATATAATTTATTTATTCTTTCAATAAGATTATATTTTTTACAATTGTATGTCAATTTCTTCATAAGGAAATCCTTCTATATCATAGAACACTTTTCTTTTTTCATAATGTTTATATGAATGGTTCTTATGAATTCGACGTCCAGTCTTCTGTTTTTCTGAAAAATCATCAACAATATCATATAACTTCGCACCGTCTTTTGTTTTATGTAATCGAAGTGCTCTTCCTACTGCTTGTAAAATTTTTATTTTACCTTTATAACTAGCAGCAAAAATAACATTATGCAATTTTGGAATATTAATCCCTGTTGATGCAGTTGCAAAAGAAGCTACTAAAATAAAATTTTTTGCTTCTGACATTTCAATTCGAATATCTTCTCTAATACTTCCTTTTATTGTTCCATCAATTCTTTTAACAGTATATTTTGGATCTAAATTAGTTTTTAAATATTCTTCTATTTCTTTCATATGCTTTACATGTTTTGCAAGAACTAAGAAATTCTCTTCACCATCAACTTGTTTTATAATATCAGAAATAATAGTCATTCTTTCTGGAATTGATTCTACTAATTCAATTTCTGCATGATAATCTTTACTAAGTCCTTTTAGTGAGGTTTCTTCATCATATCGTATAACATAATTATAAATTTGTATTTTTGATAACACGCCTTCTTTTATTAGTTCTTTAGATTTAACAACATATGCAATTGGACCAACGTATCCGATTACTGTTTGTTGATCTATTTCACTTTCAGAAAGTGTACCTGTAAGTCCAATTTTATATCTTGCTTCTGTACATTTTTTTGAAATATTTTGGAGTGATGTTCCTGAGTTTGTTACTCCATGTGTTTCATCAATAATTAATGCATCCCACTGTTTAAACCAAGGCTCTGGTTTTCTGATAATAGATTGCCATGTTGTAATTAAGATTGGCTTATTAATTTCATTTTTTGAAATTTCAATCTTATCCTTTGGTTTTGTTTCTCCAGATAACAAATAACACTTATCATCACATTCTTCCCAAAAGTAGTCGTCAATGAAATTTGATCTCATTTGATTCACTAAGTTAATATTTGGTACAACTAACATAATTCTATCAGCTCTTGACGTTGCATATAATAATCTAATTAATTCAAAAATTACAATTGACTTACCAAATCCAGTTGCAAGAAGAAGAATACATTTTTTATATTGCATTGCATAATAAACTGCTAGTTTTTGATTATCTCTCAAACAAAATGGAAGAGACTCTTCTATTTGAGTTTCTGTATATTTATCAATAAATGCATGCGAAAAGAAATCATCTTTAAATAATTCAAGAGGATCCATATTTAAAAATTTGTATTTTATATCATTTGCTTGACAATATTCTAGAATTTGTTTCCAAAGGCCAATAGGTACTGTTTGTGTTCTTAAATCAATTGGTGAAATTTTTCCATCCCAGATTCCTGCTTGGTATCTAGGTGAGAATTTTGCACCATCAACCATCACTTTAAAATGTTCATGAATTTTTCTTAATTCTGAAAAATCATTGAAACTTAATCTAAAGTAAACTTCATTTATTTTATCTAATGTTAATAATATTTGCATTGTATTCTCCTATCATATTTTAATATAACATATTTTTTAAAAATAAATACTATTGATAATTATGTTTTATTGATTACAAAAGGAGAGTTGAATGAAACGTTCAGAATTGAAACAACTAATTAAAGAAGTTATAGAGGAGTCTTTATTGTCAAAAAGACAAGTAACTGAGGAAGCATTTGATACTAAAAAAATGAATGATACTGTTGAAAAAGTTAAATCTAAAATTGAAAAATTAAATGCAAGACTTACCAAAATCAAAGACGATGAACTTTGGGATGAAGTTAATAAAGAACTTACAGAGACTAAAAAAGAACTTAGAAAACTTGAGGATGAATTATCTGATGCAAGAAAATCTTCTGCTAATATTAAACCAAATCCAAAAGGAACATGGGGAGTTTATAAAACAGGTGGATCTACTGGTGAAAAACAAGGTCTTGTTGATCGATACTCAACTAAAGAAGATGCTGAACAAGTTAAACTTAATAGAAATAGCGGTTTGAGTAAAGGTGAAAGAGCTTACTATAAACTTAAATATACTGTTAAAGAATTAAGTAAAAAAGAATTAGAAGAATCTTCTCGCAAGTATTCTAGAAAATTAGTTCAGGAAGAGGTTGTGGATGAATATCGACTAATTTCTTTTTATCCTGGAGATTCATGGGAAGAAGGAGAATTTGACTTAATTACATCTGCCCGTCCAGTACCGGTTGGATCTGCATATAATATGAAAGAAAGAGAAGATGAAATGAACCTTAGAAGAGAACTTAGTGTAATTGTTAAAACTAAAGTTATTTCAGAAAAACAATATCAAGAAATTGTAGAAACCTACGGGACTTACTAATTAAATGTGAAAATGGAATACTTTAAAGTATTCCATTTTTATTTAAACATTTTTAATCTTCATCGTCAGAGATTGATTCTTCAACATCTTTACATAAATCTAAACAGTCCGATGTTGATGTATTTCTCAAATCATTAAGATCCAATTCTTTTTCAATATTTCCAGTTTTAAAATCTTTCACCTTTTTATTTTTAATTTTTGATGCATTAAATTCAAAATTAAAGTAATTTTCATCTCTTCTGCGTTTTTCATTTTTAATCATATTATTTAAAACCTTTCTTTAATATGCATAATTATTCTCACCTGACAAATACGCTGACTCTTGTGAAACACCTTCTTCTGATCGAATCCACTCGTTCAAGGTCTCTTCATCATAACCTCCTGGAACTCTATCATTACTCTGCTTCTTCAAACTACCTAAAACATCTTTCTTCATCAAACAACCACAGGAATCACATACTAAATTATCAATAACTCCTACTTTACGAACACTACAACCACACTCACATCTATATATAAACATTGACATATGTTACTTCCTATTCTTCTTTATAGACGCATCATCATACGTATTTTCAATATGTTTTCGTACTTCATCTGGCATCAATTCTTCTATCTCAATTGCATCTAATAAGTTTACTTCATAATAATCACAAATCAACTTTAAAAATGAATTTTTATCTTTCATCTTACCAATATAATTGAATCTAATAAATTTCTTAGGTAAAAAATTTAACAAACATTTATAATGAAACTCAACTGGCAAATATTGCATTCCATTTAATTTTTCAATTAATGGTAAAAAATCATCAGTCATACCTATGAAACGATTTATCATAAAAACATTATAATCGTTTATAAATTCTGGAGAGTCGTCCCATGGTGTTTTTAGTTTTGTTAAATTACTAAGATGATCGAATAATTTATTGCTTGACATCTAATTATCTCCTTTCAAGATTATTAAAATATAACTATTTTACGTAACAAATATATTATCTAAAATTAAAAAATAAATAGTAATGAAAACTATAAGAATGATAATCATTGATTTCATTTTAACAAAATTAAATAAAGGAGACCCGAAATGGCCGAAAAAAATTATCATATTATGAATATGGCTGCTAAGAATGTTGATGTTCAAAGAGACTGGATGTGGATTATGTCTATTCCGGAAATTGACAGTATCATTCCAACTGTAGGTAATGATCAGAATGCATTTAAATCTCGTATCAGAAGTGCGTTAATTCCTGGTTCAACTATTGCACCTCTTGATTCTAACTTCATGGGAACTAAATGGTTCTATCCTGGAAAAAAAGAACCAACAAGTGAAATGTCATGTCAATTTGAAGAAACTGAAGACTCGTTTGTATTTTCTACATTTACTTCATGGATGAATCTAATTCAACAACAAGATCATCAAAAAGATCCAAATGGTGTTGCAGCTCTTCCAAATAAAAAATCTATGGTTAAGGATGCATTTATTGAATTATTAGATTATGCTGGAAACGTTAGACGTAGAATTCAACTTTGGAATTGTTGGCCTACGTCAATTGACACACCTGCACTAAGTTATGAATCTGCAGCAATTATTAAATTTGGAGTTAACTTTAAATTTGATAACTGGACAGTTCAACTATAATTAAAAATAAAAAATTAAGGAATACTAAAAAGTATTCCTTTTTTATTTTATTTTAAATTTAACTTTCGTTTAACAACCGGATCTTTCAAATCATAATCATTCCACAAAATTGGATTTGCGAAATAATTCCACATATCTTCAGTCCACTCATATTCTACTCCATCTGACTGGTCAACTAAAAATCGTTTTTAGTCCTTCAAATCCAGATTCTAATACACTTCCAACAATTTCAATCATTTCGATATATTATTCTCTTGTAGGAATACAATCATTATATCTAAAAAATATACTACGAAGTGAACAAGCATATGATTTATTAGATATCACTTGTTCCAACTTATATGGTTTAGTAAATACAAAATCAATATTTTGTAACAACACATTAAGAACTTTCTTACGAACTGATCCTGTATAAATTGAACAACAATAAGTAATAATGTCCATTTATTCCTCGTTTATTTTTTTTTAATTATTTTTGTCATTATTAGTTGTGGTTTAAAAAGAAGTATATTTTTCATACGACATTATTTTGATTTCCGTTATTCCATCTACTAACATTAATATTATTCAATGAATGAAGTTTTGAATCAAAAACTTTTTTACAACGACATATTTTTTTGCCTTCTAAAATCTTATAAGGCAATCTATCTTCTTTTGGGAAGTAAAGGAATAGTTGGTCTTCGCTAGTATCTTTTACAAGTATATGAGTTTTCTTATTAGTTTCATAAATTGAAAAATGTTCCAATTCTAAAACAGATTCAATTTTTAGATAACCCATATTTATAACTATCATAATAATCTCCTTTTACTTGTAGGCTTTAATCTAATACTTGTAGGCAATTCATTGCTACTACGTATATTAGTAATATAACTCAAAATAAAATAACAATATATTTTTACTCAAGAATATTTATGCCTATAAATGTTCTATCTGGATTTTCTTTTAAAAAATCTTTAACTATTTTTCCAACTACATGTTCACCTTGTATTAATTCACTAATCTTAATAAGAATATCATTAGGATCATTGTTAGACATAAACATAAATGCAGCTATAGTTCGCATATCTTTTACTTTCTATAAATATTATTTTAATTTTTATATCCATCTTCAATTTTC